TAACAGTAAGCGTCGGCATGGTTCCAGCGATCAGATGTCACCGACAGAATATGAAAACCAGTATTATCAACGGCTCGGAAGTGTCTAGATTATCCGTGGCGATTCACCGGCCTTTGGTGAAGTTATAGATCATACCACCAGGCTTAAGGTGCTTTTGAACCACCTGCAGAGCGGCGTTCTGCATCTCATCGGCAAGCGCGCGCCCCATGGCGTCGCCAGAGCTGGACGTATGGGCTGTTGCTGAACCACCAGCATCGACATTCACGGTAGTATTAATTACCGGGGAAACACCACCGCCACCTTGCGCTCTAACGCCTAACCGTCCGGCTGAGTCACGCGTCAGCGGCATAATCGCTTCGGCTCCCGCTTCTGCGAATACCCCACCTTTGGCAAATTTCGACGCCCCCTGGAAGGTGAAATACTGAGGTGAATCGTAGACGCCATTCACGTACTTGCTGAGACCCGGCGATTCATAGACTCCGCCTTTAGCGTTGAACGTTACGCCTGCAGCAGCGTTTGCATACGCTCCGCCTGGTGTAGTGCCGCCACCAGATCCACCACTGATCCAGCCCATTGCGGCCTGCACTGCGTAGGCAACCATAAGGCGGTTCGTCACGTCCAGGATCATCTTGAGCATCGACTTGCCAAACTCTTTAACCGATGCTTTACCAGTCGTCATAAGTTCGGTAAGCATGTCGCTCAGACCTGTTAGCGTTGAGCTGGCAACATTCTTCACGGCATCGTAGGTATTCGTGGCGGCGTCCAGATACTCATTCCAGCCGCTTACAGCACCAGCTTTCCAGTCGCCACGCAGTTTATCCTCTTCAGCGTAGTAATTGCGAAGCGCTGCCAGTTCCTTCTGGTATCTCGAATCTTCGAGATCACCTCCGCCATTTAACCAGCCTTGGCGCAATTGAGCCTCTTCCCGCAACTGCTGAGCCTGACGAGAACTCAGCCCTGCGCTCTCCCTGAGAGCTGCAGTTTTCTCAGTCATTTGAGTGACGTATTTCTGAGAACTGTCCTGTAACCGATTTAGACGTTCCTGAATAGCAATCTGATCGCCCAGCCCGGCATTAACCTCGGCCTGAGCCAAAGCTCGGTCTTTTGTCGCCAGCAGAGCCTGTTCGTCTTTCGAAAGCGCTCGGGTTTTGGAAGCCTCCTCCAGAATGCTGAATTTCGAGATCAGATCCCATTGCTGCTTGCGCTGCTGGCTTATCACATCGCTAAGATCACGATGCTCCTGAAGCGTTTTCAGTTGGGCTTGCAATGAGAGGGTTTCAGCATTGGTGCTGTCTAAACTGCGCGTGCCGGTATCAATCTTAACCGCTGGATTTTTTGGGGTTTTAGCATCGGCGTAACGCTTTTCGATACCAGCTTTAATCATCTGGTATTCGGTATCAGTATATTTTGCACGGTCAGCGGCAAGCTGTTTAAGCTCACGGGCACGCTTTATGGCATTGGATTCGTACTGTTCAAGGTTGTTATTTCGACGCTGCGACGCCTCAAGGTCGCGTTGATTATCCTCAGCAGCCTTGCCTTTAGCTGCGGAAATGTCACTCTCCAGTGCCAGGGTTTTCTCTAAGGCACTGATCTGCGATTTGGTCGAAGCAACCAGCGCCTCTTGGTCCTTACGACGCTGCGAGGCAGCCGCATCCTGGAAGTTACTGCTTTGCCGACCATAACCATAATCAGGACTTGCAGCAGCACTTCCCTGAAGAGTTTTTAGCGTTTCCTGCTGCGCCTTAAGCCGCTCTCTCAGGCCTTTGAGCGTATCTTCCGGGGTAACCTGCCGCCCGACGTTAAGCATCTGATCCCAGGCTGATGCCGCACTGTCTTTAATTGCCTTCCAGAGCCGTTCAATATCACCCAGATTCTCCTTAATCTGGCTCGAACGGCTCTTCATGGCGTTGGCGTAAGTGTCCATCGCCAATTTTGCCGCGCCTGTGGCATCCCCCTGCTTTTGCAGAGCAACAATCTGATCGTAAATGGTCGCGTTCAGATAGTGATACTGCTCATTCAGGGCAATAGAGGCTTTTACAGGATCATCCGCAAGCCGTTTGAAATCAGCGATTGTTTTATCGATAGCCTGCCCGGTGGCGCTCTGCATAGCCACGGCTGAGGCCGCAACGGTCTCCAGAGCATTACCTTTGAATGCACCGGTACCCAGCGCGGCCGCAATGGCCTGCGCTGCCACAGAAATTTTTCCGGCGCTTCCGCCAATGCGCTCAGCCATATTGGCAAGGTCAGCGGAGGTTTTCCCTGTGTAGCTCCCGGTCAGCAGTAGCTGGCGATTGAATTCACTCGCTTCCTGGCTTCCTTGGTACCAGGCAACTGCCAGCGCGCCTGCGCTCACAATTAAGCCGGCAAGGCTGAGGGTGAGAGGGTTAACAAAGCCGATCAGTGTTCGCAGATAATCGCCAACCCCTGTCAGTGCCCCTTTGACCCCGCCAAACTGGTCTTTAATCTGCCCGCCCTGCTGGAGCAGGATCAGGAACGGAGATTGCCCACCTGCCAGCTGCGTGGCGATATCGGTGAACTGTGCTGGTAGTGTGCGCATTGCTGCGCTGTACTGCCCCACAGAGATACCGGCGCGGCGTGCGGCGGCCTCCTGTCGGGATAGCGCCTCAGGCAGCACGTCAGCCACACCAGAGAGCCGTTCACGCGTCTGGTTGAGGATGGTGTTGAAATGCTCGAACTGAGTGCCGTTAATGCGCCCCGCTTCGAAGTGTGCCACCAGCTGCGCATGCTGCTCGTCAAGCGAGTTGAACGCGCGGATCGTCGGGTCGATTGAACCCAGCAGATTCTTCAGCGCGGCTGATTGCTTCTCTGCCGCCTGAGTGGCCGCGAGTTCTGCCTGGGCACGCGCAGCTGCTTCGCCGGTATCCGTCAGCTTAAGCCGGGTATCGTCCAAGATTTTGTTGTAGTGCTGAAAATCATCGGTATCCAGAAAGCCTTTGGTCTGGAAGTTACGCAGCGCGGCCTGCTGTTCGTCCAGCCGGTTCAGCGCTTTGTTTACCGGATCGATATTCTCAAGCAGGCCTTTCAGCGCAACCTGTTGCTCCTTGATGCCTTCGCTGCCCTGCTTTGCAGACTCAGCACCAGCGCGGAAAACGCTGTTAAGGTCATCAGCTTTGCCGACGGCACCTGCCGCGGCTTCACCGAGTTTATCCAGCTCATTGCTGGCAGTTTTCAGGTCAGAAACATCGGCCCGCAAAGTAATCGAGGCGATCTGGTCTGTCATTATTTCGTCTCCTTGTGCATTACTTTGAGAGCCTCGCTTTCCATAATCTGAAGGTCAGCCATGCAGGCCGCCGCATCCTCAACCCCGTGTAACTCAAACACCCAGGGGAGAACGTTGTAATCAAGACCGGTCGCCCCGCCCGCGCCAACGCGCCATTGAGTCGCCAGTGCAGAGAAGATGGTGAATGATTTCCATACCGACGGCAGGATCCCCACCTCTTCCTCCACGTCCTCAGGCGTCAAACCAAAAGCGGCTAACTCCGCGAGAGTCGGTCCTGGCGTGTACAACGCTGCGGCGACCTGCCTCAGTTTTTTTCTCGTACACCCATCAGCTCTTTGGTATAGGCCATGCCGATGTTGTCGAACGCGCGCGGGTAGTTCTGCAGGAGGACCACCACGTTATCGCGGTTGAACTCGTCAGGCAGTGCCCAGCCATCAACGATCTCCATCAGGTAATCGGCCTGTGGCTCGATAAGGGACTTTTTGCCTTCGGCGCCTTTGCGCAGCTTCTCATCCATGGCGTGCAGCTCTTCGAGCGTCTTATGGCGGAAGGTAAAGGTCAGCTTGCCGTCTTCAGCACCGGCGCGCGGAATGCTGGCAGTGGCGGGAAAGGTCGGGTTTGGGATCAGGGAGAATTGGGTCATTTCGGTTCCTTAGAAAGGTGCAGGATGGGGCCGTAAAAAAGCCCGGCGAACCGGGCCAGAGTGGTTAGCTGACCGTGTCGACACACGCACCAGAGGTGATGGTCTTGCCCGCGGCGTCGGTGACTTCGCAGGTGTAAGAGCCAGCATCGCCGGATACCACAGACGGGATGTTGAACGTCGAGGCCGTTTTGCCCGGGATAGCGGTACCGCCTTTCTTCCACACGTAGGTGTAAGGCGCGGAACCGCCCTGCATGACCACCGCCAGATCCAGCGCAGAACCAGAAGCGACCGATTTGGTTGCAGGCAGGTCAGTCAGGAAGGCCAGCGGCATAGCGGAGGAGTCGGCGATCGGGTAAATCTGCATATCCGATTCGAAGTTCATGCGCGCTTCGTTGCTTTCTACGGCGTTGATTTCGGTACGTGGCACGCGCTGGAACGACACTTTGGCAGAGTAGTAACGATCCGCTTTTCCGCGAGGGTTGTGGAACCAGACCGCCGTGGTGTCGCTGGAGTCGTCCAGGTCGATGAGGCGCTTGTAAATTGCCAGTTGCGGGTCGTGGGCGAACGTATAGACCTGAACCACGGCGTTTTTAAACGTCGGGATGGTACGGGCCTTATCATCTTCCAGGAATTGGACACTGATGGTCTGCTGGTCGCCACCTTCGGTAGAGAGCGTCATGACCTGAGGCATGGTGATCCACGAGTCGATTTTGCGCAGTGTGCCTGCGCCGGTGCCCGCCGGGAATTTCTTGGTATCGGTGGTATCAAACGCTTCCAGCACAATTTTGGTGCCGGTCACCGATTTAACGCGCAGCACCATGTTATCGAGTTTGAGCCAGCCAGAGCTTACCTGGACGACATCGCCCGCAAGGATCCCGGCAGCGGAGGCAACGGTCAGTTCGCATTCCGTCGCGTTGGAGGCTGCTGTGAAAACAATCGGCGCAAGATAGGCCTTGGCCACGTTCACACGTGACCCGTTAGGGATTGCGAATGCCATTGCATTCTCCTGAATTGAGGAAATAAAAAACCCGCCGGTTAGCGGGTCAGTAATCAGCGCGGTACTGCATGCTGACAGGAGTGGTGTAAGTGATGGAGCCGCTACTGCCGTTTGGTGCTGATGTTGGGCGATCCTGTATCGGTGGACGGACCTGCGGTGGCCCGTTGATGTAAACCGTCAAATCCGCGTCCACCAGCGGCAGTCCTTCGGGGAAGGCATCTGCGACAGACGTTGCCAGCCCCCTGGCCTGCGTCACGCCGCTGCCTGCTGGCGCAATGATGTTGAGCTGGAGAATGCCCTGGTACGTACGCAGATGGCCTTCCAGATCCTGCCCTACGGTCTGCGCAGGCAGGATATAAACGCGCCCGTATGGCGCATTATCCGGGGGAGTGAACGCGATATTCGGCCAGGCCACCGGCAGGCCAAGCGACGAGCAGATAACCGCAACACGGCTCTCCAGCAGGCCAGCGATGCGCATTGACTGGTCACTGGCCATTGCGCACCTCGCTCATTGCCTCACGGAACATTTGCGCGGCATCCAGCGCAGTGATACCCACCATGCCGCCGGGCGCCTGACCAGAGTGCCCGTTCTCAAGCGCTGCCGCATAAGGCAGATTATTGGTGAAGTAAATCGAGCTGACCAGGCCCACCCTGAACACCTCGAGCACCGCCATGCCTCGGGAGTTTGAACCCTGGCCGGAAGCATCCGGTGTATCGTTGGACTGAGTAGGCTGGCTGTCGAAACCCACATACCAGTTGTTTTTGAAGCGCCCGCCGACATAGCCCTCAGGCTTTTTGATGTCCATCGAGTCATTTGCGCGCAGACCACGCTTAAGCCGTCCCGATTTGGTCAGGTTGGTAGGGTCATCGCGAAGGGCCGCGTTATGCTCCCGCACCGCAGTGTTGTAAGCCGTCGCGGTCTGGTTGACCTGCCAGATATCCGGCTGGCCCACCGGGGACATCTCAACCAGTTGAGCGAGGATTTTAATGCCCGTCCGGCGCACTACCTGATCCATCTCCTGCTTCGAACTATCCACAAATAACTGAATGGCAGCCAGGAACGGCTGATTAACAGAGCTGGCCATAGTCACGCCCTCAACTGGATGTTGTAGGAGATGAGTACATCGGCAGGCTTAACCGGATTAGGCTGCACCACCCGCCATGCTTTGCCGTCGATCTCAATGCGGTCGTCAATACGCACTTCCGTTTCGGCTGTGGCCGCCAGCTTTTTATCGCCAGTAGTAATCAGTGAGCCATCTATTTCACGAGAGGAGTATTCAGTGACAACGCCAGTGACGGTCGCAGTGATAGCCGGGGTGGTTACCTCTTTGCCGAACGGATCGCGGGTAGTGCCGCCACCGCGGGTAAGCGGATAAGCCTTCCCGTTCTCGGTCAGCAGTCGCGTTGCGGTGTTTCGCATGCGGCGGTAGTCGATTGGCATATCACCCCCTTTCGATGCGGATCTGATTGCCGCCCACCACCAGCCCACGCAACGAGGAGTAGAGCCAGGGGAATGACGGTGCCGCCTTATTCGTACCTGGTTCGTACTGGACCGTGACTGCGCCCTCTACGCGCTCCATCGTTACCGCACCACCACCAGCGACCGACGGCGTGAGATCAATCTCCTGCGATTCGAGAGCCAGGCGGCACTGCGCATCAACCAGGCGCTGTGGGATGGTGTCATCTGGTAGGTCAACGCCGTCGAAGCGCACGCCCGCGCGCGGCCACGATAGCGGCTGTGATGCACTGGAGCGCTCGCCGCGCCATGTCTTGCCTTCCAGATAGTCCATTGCCTGCATCAGCATCTGGCTACATTCGCCATCATCCGAAGGAACGGCATATCCGCGCCCCGCCGCGAACGTGCGCAGGTCAATAACGCTGGCGTAGCTGTTGAAGTCAGGCGAATGGGGATCGGCAACCAGCATGGTTATTCCTCCAGACGCCAGTCCAGCGCCAGCCAGTTATCCACCTCGTCAGGGTGAACCTCAGCGCTCAGCGGGCCGCCGGGGAATTCAGGCTCATCGCGCGCCATCACCACAAGCTCAACACTCTGCTGGTCCTGCTGGTCCTGCTGGTCCTGCTGGTCCTGCTGGTCCTGCTGGTCCTGCTGGTCCTGCT